AGGTGGAATAACAGATGCAAGACCTGCTGCAATGAGTGCCTTAGGATCTGACACGCCAGCTGCCGCCATGCTTATTACTGCTACTAGGAACGCTCTAGCCCATGAGCCTGCTGCTGTCTTTAGTTCTTTCATTATTCTCCGCCTAACATAGATACTTGAAAAAAAGCCCCATCATTATCAGCTTCCTTCTTAAAGCTGACATGACAGTGCTTAACATGTTTGTTAGCCCCTGTGTATTTGCGCCATTTCCAGTTAAGGATCTTCGAGCAGATGTGTCCATCAAAGATGATGTAAGCAATACGATTGTCTGCTTTTGACTTTGATAAGGTACGAAGTTGATCTGCAAGATCGCCCATAATGTCTGGCTTTGATCCCTTGAATAAGTCACGATCGATGTCGATGGCACGAACCCAGCCTTGCCCATCTGGATTATGATCAGACTTGCGAGCAGCGTGTCTGGTATCACCGATCCAACCATCCGATGTGCGGTCACGATCTGGGAACGAGTCATCTATCTGCTCTCGTAACTGGATAGCAGCTTTAGATAATCTCGGCTTGATGCTCGACATTAGAACATTCCCATCGCTTCAAGTCGTTCAATAATAATTCATTATGATTGCATGGCATTGGAGCAATGAAAGCATCATCTATAGGATCGTATGTATAACCAATACCAGCATAGTTATAGCGAATGTTATTATTGTACGATGTCCGCTTACAGACCTGACCTCTAAGATTGCCGTACCATGTTTCAGGCTCTAATCCTTCAATCAATTCGGTTTCGTCAATGCCAACAATAACTTCTGTGACAATATTTGATTCATCTAAGAACGCGTAATGTGCCATTATGCCCAGCTCACATTTCCTGTACCAGCTGTAATTGTAGTAATTTTGTTGCTTCCAGATGTAGATGTTGATCCTACTAAACCTGCGCCAATAGTAATTGTGTATGAGCTAGGGAATCGAAGAATTACAACGCCTGAGCCGCCTGCGCCGCCAACAGTTGCAGGTATATTCTCACCTGTCGTACCACCGCCACCACCGCCAAGGTTTGCAGTTCCATTAACTCCAGTGTTTCCTGATGCGCCACCGCCACCGCTTCCACCTGCTGCTGTTGGATCGCCTGCATTATTTGATCCACCACCGCCACCACCTGCATAAGTTACAGATGAACCTGTTATTGAAGTTGCAACACCATTACCGCCGACACCACCATAAGTAGCGCCGTTAGCTCCTGCTGCGCCTGCGCCACCGCCGCCGCCTGCGCCGTATTGTGGAGAGTTATTTCCAGTACCACCGTCGTAACCTTGATTAGCTGTACCTAAACCTTTTGCATAACGAGCCGCTGTACCCGAACCTGCGCCGCCGCCGCCTGATCCGCCGTTTTGACCGCCTAAAGGACTGTTGCCAGTATTGGATGCGCCTGATCCACCACCTGTTGAAGTAATTGTGCTAAAGACAGAGTTGCTGCCATTTGTTGAATTGGTGCTGTTGTAAATACCACCACTACCACCTGCGCCAACTGTAACTGTGTAGTTAGTAGATGTTGCTAAAGACAAAGCAGATTCGAGTGATCCACCACCACCTGTTGCTGTAACAGTGCAACGAAGTCCGCCTGCGCCACCGCCTGCACCAAAGCCACCGCCGCCGCCACCGCCACCTGCAACAACTAAATAATCAACAGTCAATGGTGCAGCTACACCACCACTAGAAGCAATAATCCCAACAAGAGAATTGAGCATTATGCAATGCCACCAACTACTGTCCATGAGTTAGCAGCAAGTTTGATTGCAGCAGCAGACTTATAGCGAGCCAATACTGGAGCAGCAGCTACTGCACCTGCGCTCACTACAGTAGTAGTGCCAGATGTAACAGCTTGAATTGTAGTAATGCCTACACCCTTTTGATAGACAACTAAAGTCGTTCCAATAGGAAAGTTGTAGGTTGCATCTGTAGGAATGCTAAAAGTATTGGCTGAAGCATTGTCCATTGTGACAATAGCGTTAAGACCATCTGCCTTAACAGCTGTGTAAGTGGTACCAGTCTGAGCATTGACAGTAAGACCAGCGAACTTGGTGTCGATGTCCTGACCCAGTTCTGCAATAGCCGTTGCGCCATTTTTTACAAGGTCGCTCGACTGTGGAATGTCAAAGCCGAAGTTCGTTGTTGTCGTTGCCATTTAGGTTAGTGCTCCTGTCGCATTTGTCCATGTAAGTGTAGCATTTACGCCATACCAATCTAGTGAGGCTGGCAATACTGTTTCCCACTGAGTAGTGCTGAGTGAGAAGTCTGTAGCTGAAATGTAAAGGGTTATCTCTACAAAACTAGGAGTAGCGCGTAGGGCTACATTCTCCACAAAGCCATCGAACGAACCACCGAATAAGTTGCTTGGTAGGTTCTGGATAATGACAGGCTGACCAAAAAACACCCCGATAAGGCTGTCAAGCATGGCAGTTGGGATGTCTGGATTGTCAAGTCTAAAGGTAATGGCTCCTAGTGAGCCTCTAGGGTTCTTGCGTAGGTTTAACTCGCGTGAGGCAATGTCAGTGATGTCTGCTAGGTTCTTGATGTTAGAGTCGAATGAACGCTCAAAGAGGCCGTAAGAGGCTATAGAGTCGCTGTCAGAGGTACTGTAGGTTGATCCGTATCCTGTGGAGTAACGATAGATAAGGCTGTTACGGATGCGAGCAGTCTGAGTTGTGGACTTGATAGAGGCAGGTGTTGCATACGAGCCATCGAGGTTAGTAAAGCCATTTGCTGCAAGGTAGTTAGATCTGTGGTCTGCATCGTCATAGGAGACATCTCCATCTTTTTCTTCATAGAGCTGACCTAGTGCGCTAGTAGCAATCTGATCTGCAAGGGTTTGAGACTTAGCAGAAGCATTAGCTGCAAGTGCGATCATGGTGTAGAAGCCTGAGTCAATAGTGCCGATGTAAGACTCTGCGTTATCCCATGTCACATCTGCTGGATAGGTTGCCCATGTGACTGTAGGAGTTACTTCAGCCCATGTGAGGTTAAGGGCTGAACCTAGAATGGCTGCAATCTGTGCGCCATCTAAACCTTCTGCAAGGGCTGTGTTATAGACAACCTTTGTAAGTTTAGCCAGTGAGCCAATGCCTAAGATTGTGCCAGTCGTGATGTAGCCAGTCTCGTCTGGGCTTCTGACTCCAATGTTGAAGTCTGAGACTTCACCACCAAATACAGTGACATAAGTTCCACTGCCATTCTTTAGCTCTAAAGTTATAGGCTCTGTGACATTGATGGTGAAGTCTGCCCCAGTAGTGTTGATGATTTCTACTTGGCAGTAACCTGCCGTGGCCTGTCGATCAATGTCTAAACGACCAGAGGCAAAAGAGACAGAGGTAACAGTCGTATAGACATCATCACCTACTGTAATTCGCCATTCTGGAAGCCATGTCATACTGCTAAGTAACCTCTAAGAGTTCCACGCTGTGCTGCATTAACAAGCACTTGGTCAATAGCCTCAGCAATAGCGTTAGGGTCTCCAACGCCAGTATTTACAATAATGGTGTTGCCTGATCCATACCCTGCACCTGAGTTCATGTTAGGGCTATAGCCGCCCAGATCGCCCACAGACTTTTGATAATCAATCAATGACAGGAAGTCTGCATAGTTCTGCATGTCTAGTAAGTCTGCAAAAGCATTAGCTCTTGCATTTGCTGCGTCTGCGTATTCGAGCAAAGACTCCGTGGATGCTGCTAAAGCATCTGGCATAGACACAGGAGCAATGTAATCTCCGACTGGTATTCCAGAACCTAAAGAACTGCTTGCTGGAATTGCTGCTTTACTTTGTCCAGTAGCGGCTGCGAGCAGAGCCAGCATCTCTCGTATCTTAGCCAAAGCATCATCTAGATTCTTTTGACTAATCAGATCAACGGGCTTTAAGGAGTCAAGAATAGACTTGATGTCTGACAGTTTTACGCTTTGACCAGTAAGAGCAGACAGTGATTTAAGATCTGTATTCAGTTTGTTAGTTGCAGCAATAATGGCTGCTTCATCCTTAGAGGCAATGGCATCTTCTAGGTCAAGAATAGAACGCTTGACATTTAGGCGAGCCACATCATTGGCTACCTGTAATCGCTGTGCGCTTGAAGTGGCTTTACCCAACGCTTCTGCCTGAGATGTAAGAGCTGCTGCAATCTGGATCTTGTCCATGTCAAAGACTTCTTCACCCTTATTGAGAGCGAGGTTAGCCTTGTCAATTACACCTTGTAGCTTCTTGGCTGTGTTCTGCTTATTAAGAAGAGCCAGTCTTTCTTTCTCGCGCTTGATTGCATCTTTTTCAAGTTTAGCCATCAACTCTTCTTGTTTTTTCTGAGTCAGCGTGAGCTTGACTTCTTCCTTCTTTTGAGGAATTACAACATTTCTGCCGATCTGTGCTCCAGCAAAACCAGAGAAAATGTTTCTTGGTAGGTTTTTAAGATTCTGAATTAAAGTCGGGATAACTCCAACAGTTCTGCCTGCTTGACGCGAGACATTAGCAAGGGCAGTTGCGATACTCTCGATCACATACGCTGCATCGGATGCGTCAGTACCGCCACCTACTAAGGCAAAGGCATCAACTAAACCGCCACCGATAATTTCTGCGGCATTAGATGTCGCAACGCTTAAAACATCAAACTTGTAAGCAGTAGTGTCTAAGTAATCTTCAGCTGCTCCTGCTGAACGCTTTAGAATAACTCCAAGAATCTCATTAAATGACTTAGATGTAAGCTCTGCTCTAGTAAGCCCAGTATTGTATTTGATAAGTCCTCGGGTGATACCCACATAACCTTTACCAAGATCCTCAGTAACAGTAGCTAGATCAACTCCTGATGCGCGACTAATCGTAATTGCATCATTAAGAAGTTTCTGAGATTGAATCAACGATCCAGTCGTAGTTAATAAACCTTGAAACGCTGGACGAAGAACATCGTCTGCAACAGCTGCCGATTTTTCTAGATTAGCAATGTAGTCTGCAATTTGAGGATTAGCAAAGCCAATGCCTAAGTTTTCTACAGCTGTTGTCAATCGTCTGGCTGCTGCTTCATCTGCTGCAAAAGCTTTGACGGAAGCTTTGCCATAAGCGATGATTGCAGAAGTACCATAGGCAAGACCTACTGCACCTGCTAACTTTTTAACATTGCTAGTTAGTTTCTGAGTTGCTGTGTCCGCTTGCTTAAATGCCTTTTTGCCAGTGAACTCCGCGGCTATGTCAATCTTTACATCGGCTGCCATTATCGACCCCCTACTGACAATCCGCTGCCACTACCTTTAGCGACAACTTTCTCAAAATTAGTTTTAGAGTTTTCTATTGCTTTAATTACTGCTGCTGTGGTTCTGCCTTGATCTTCTGCAAAAGCCCTGAAGATTGCTCGACCCTTCATCTTTTGGCTTGAACGACCGACCGCTCCTTCTTTACGAACATAGGCGTTAGTAATCTGACCACCTAGTGCGTCAATAAATTGTTGTCCTGCATAAGGGTTATTGCTTTTGCCGTAGCCTTTACCAGTGCTAGTCATGTAGCGTTCTTCGCCTACACCTGTATCGAGTCTGCGTGTAGGAATTACCACTTCACGCATCTTGGCTTGTGGTCTGCCTTGTGGATTCTTACGACCAGCAGTTTCATAAATTGCACCTGAAACAGAAGCGTTTTGGATTCTTACTAATGATCTAAAACCAGAACGATTTGGCTTAGAAGGAGTTGTCTTATAGCCAATGCCACGCTTTGCATCAGCTGATGACCAAACTCTATTAGACCAAGAACCCTTTTGATTACTATTAGCCCAACCGCTTAGCGGAGCGGTTGAAGGAATAAATCCTCTGGCTTTAGCAGTTATTGGCTTTAGGATTTTACCTAACTCTTTTTGAGTTTCTTTTGCTAAATCTGGAGTAAACTCTCGAAGAGCCTTACGGAGTTCAACGCCGCCCTTTACGCTTGCTGGCATCGCTGGTCTCCTTTGCTTCATCTTTGAGACCTTGAACTAGAGCATCTAGCATGGTCTTATCTAAATTTAATAATTGCTGTGGCGCGATTCCCAACCTAATGCTTAGCCTAGCAATTAGATAGGTGAATGGAAGATCGCGCTTTAAGCTAAAGGGTCTGAGTCAAGCACCTCAACACTTTTAAGTGTCTCGATGAACTCAATCCCGAAAGGCTTAACAGTTTCACCTGACCTGCGAGTGACTTCCCATGCTAACCAATAAACATCCGACTGCTTTTCCTCATCGCGAAAAGCCTTGTGAAAACCCTTTTTAGCGTACTGCTCGAACGAATACTCCACTGCTGGAGTGATCTCGCCTTCTAACACGCTTCCATCTGTACGAACGATTTTTAGTTTTGCCATGATTAGCCCCTTTGTTTAGTTGTTTAGAATGTGCCTGAAGTTGCTACTGCAACTGTTGAGTTAGCAGTGAATGTGATTGACTGTGTGCCAATGTCTCCAACAGCACCATTGATGTCTGTTGTGTTATTGACTAGCAATGAGACAGTGTAGAGAGGGTTAGTCGCTGAA